AGTTCATAACCACATACCTTTCTGGCCACGGTTGCCTTTAGACCATTGGTCCCATAGGTCGGCAGTAAGTGTGTGGCGCCGTTTATTAAACTTAGGGTTAACAAAATAAGCCCTGAACCCGACAAGGCCGAGTTGATGCCGATATTGAAGTAGCTGGCGTATTTCTGATTCATACCTGAACCTTTCCAATTGCTTGGCTGATTCGCTGTCTATACTGGGCCATTGATTCGCCGGCATACGCATTTAATCCTAGTTCACGGCCTTTAGCCAAAGTTAATTCATCATTACTATACCAAGGCAATGCTGGGCGTTTCATTTCTTTTGGTGTCATGTCCAGTTCGTCAAGAAACCGTAAACCATTAATCCAACTACTTGCGTGGGGAATAAATTCTGTTGCGGTATCTTTTAACTTCCAGTATGCAACGTGTTGTTCAATTGATTCAACACATTTTTCTTGGTCATCTTTAGAAAGCCGCTTAAAGGCTACTTCTGCGGCCTTTTTAGCGACTTTGCGTGGGTACAATTTCCAAAAAGTATCAAACATTAGAATTTTGACCGTGTTGGGTTTGTGTTCCAAATAGCACGTTCAGCGGCTTGCCAGCTAGTATTGCCTACTTGAACACGTTTACCAGTTTTGGAATGAAGGTGCATTTCTTCTGTACCGTCATTGAACTGAACNAANGTTGCTANNTGNCCAGTTGACATTGTTAAATATTCTTCTTTGTAGTCTGGTTTAACTACTGATTGGAAGTTNATTACTTTCATTTGTTTTCCTTTTATCTATCACGGTCAATCACCGTAATTAAGACTTTACTAAAGAAAACTTTACTATGCAACAATTATTTTATAAGTATTTATACCTATGTTGTATTAAAGCTACATTACCGTTTGGTGGACGAACCTAGCCCACCTGGTTCGCCTTCAACTGTTTTACCTGTTCGGAGCCACAGAACCCGCCAGTCGTTCAAGGAATCGGCACTAGCTTCGCCACCGACTTGTGTGCTGTTACATCCTTTATTCCCCCAGTAGCACTTTCGTCTTAGCCGCTGGTGGTGGTGAATCCCCAGCTAAGAACGGACAGCAAGTTTACATCAAATATTTTTTAGTTCAGGCCAAATTAACCACCAGTTGTTTGGAAACAACGTTTTTCTAGTGACTAAACCATGGGATTCTTTTTCGATTGTGGCGGCCATTGTTGTTAGGTGGCCAAACGGAATACTGTCGTTATTACGCCATTGACATACCGCCTGGACTGATACGCCACACAACTTAGCTACTTTTGCTGGCTTGCCCAATAGGTCAATGATTTGTGCATCTGTCATTTATTTTCCTCACGTGGTAAATATTGCTTTACTTTCGCTAAAGTTTACTTTAAATTCCTAAGTACGGCAATAGTGCCGTGATAAATAAAGGAGTTGACATGGATGAAATGGCCCAAGTAATGCAAGAGTTTGAAGAACGCTTAGAAGAAGCTTTGGAAAACATTGAACATGACTACGCATCACCGGACGATATTGCAGTAATTCGTGCGGCTTGCGGTAAGCCTAAACTTGTAAAGAATCAAGTATTGACGGAATTATTTAATGAATTTGGAACAATTTTTGGACAAGGATAAAAAAATGATAGTAGCTAAACAAAACAGTAGTGGTAGCACCGATTTCAAACTTCCACCCCCAGGAAGCTTTTTGGCACGTCTGTATCGCATTATTGATATTGGCACCCAAACAACTGAATGGATGGGTAAGAAAAAGATGCAACGCAAAATCATCTGTATGTTTGAATTGCACGGTGAAGATAATGACGGCAACCCATTAGCTATGGATGATGGTAAGCCATTGGTTGTGTCCAAGCGATACACCCTTTCCCTAGATGAAAAAGCAACGCTACGCAAGGATTTAGAAGCTTGGCGGGGCAAAGAATTTACCCAAGCAGAACTTGATGGATTCAATCTTGAAGTATTGCTTGGAAAGTTTTGCATGGTGGCGATTACCCATTCAGATTACAACGATAAGAAGTACGCCAACATTGCAAGCATCAGTCAAGTACCGGCCGCTATGAAAAAGTTAGGCGAACCAACCGGTATCAATGAATTGTTGATATTTAGCCTGGACCCATTTGACCAAGCTAAGTTCGACAAGTTGTCGGAAGGGTTGCAAAACCTGATTAAAAAGTCTGCTGAATACCGAAATACTTTTGAACCACATTCGGTATCAGTTCCCAGCGAATCAGAATTGGATGACGATATTCCATTCTAGAAAGGAAAATGTATGAAACCAGCTATTAAATGTATTTTGACTGAAACCTATACCTTGAAAACTCATCAGGAAGTTGGGTACGATGACGAACAGGAAATAATTGGTTTCAACATGGAAGATTTGTCGGCATTTACCAACGCTATTGTTCGGGAATGTGCCGACAAAGTGTTGGATTCTGACAACAGAAATTTAATACTTCAACAATTAGGATAAAAATGAAATGTATTGATTGCAAATGGTACGCTGGCCAAGTCAGCGACCGATACGGAGTTTGCAAACGTTTTCCGCATATAGAAAACAAATCCCAAGAAGATTGGTGTGGTGAATTTAGTAACAAATTTGTTAACAAAAAACCTATAGAACTGACAGTTAATGTTCCAGATGGCAATGTAACTTATGACATTACAACCGACACCATGGTAACTAAACGGGGAAGAAAACCAAAAAATGCTAGTTAAAGAACGTCAAGCGGAAAGCGGGCATTGGTATGACCGGGAAGGCAACCCAGCATATACCGTAATTGGTAAAAACGGCAAACCTAGGGGAACTACGTTACGTGATGCTAGAGTTCTTAACCTTTGTCCTAGTGTGACCACAATCTTGGGTGTGGCGGCACGTCCAGGTTTAGATTTGTGGAAACAACACCAGGTACTGTTAAGCGCTTTAACATTGCCCAAGGAAGAAAACGAAACGGAAGAATCATGGCTTGAAAGGGTTATGCTAGATTCCAAACAAACTGGTAGATTGGCGGCCGAACGTGGTACAGCCATTCATGCGACCATTCAAGCGTTTTTTGAAGGTCACTTGATACCAGAAGCCATTCCAATGTGCCGACCTGTAGAAGAAGCTTTAAACGCACATTTTGGACCACAACTCTGGTTGCCCGAACATTCATTTACCCATAATGAACTAGGGTATGGCGGCAAATGCGATTTGTACGTTAAAGCCAATCACGCATTTACTGGCATAGTGGTTGATATAAAAACCAAAGAAGGCGATTTGTCTAAGGTAGATATTTTTCCAGAACACGGTATGCAATTAGCGGCGTACCGCATGGGTTTTAATATGCCCCANGCACGTTGCGCCAATCTTTTTGTATCAAGTACCCATATAGGCCAAGTAAAGCTTATAGAACACGATTTAGCAGATTTAGACCGCTACTGGCTGATGTTCACCAAACTGTTAGAATTTTGGCAGTTAAAGAACAATCATAAATAAGGCGGTCAATGGGGCGTTGAAGGATGCAACAAGGTGGGAATTTTCCCCGTTTCTTCCCACCAGCTAATAGTTGCCAAATTCACGCCTACCGTTGTTTTTTCACAACTTAGGGTATGTCCTAATAAAATAATTGTTGCGTAGTGAAGTTTTCTTTAGTAAATTACTAATACGGCAACGGTGCCGTGATTAGACAAAGGAAAAAATCATGAAAGCAATTGACATTCAGTTAAGTAAAGTTGACCACTTGGGTATGTTGTTGGCCCAAATCGCTGACCTTGAAAAACAAGCAGAAACAATCAAGAACGAACTTAAGCAACAGGAAGGCCATATTGAAGGCAATCTGTTTAAAGCTTGCGTTACCTTATCCCAACGTGCGACCGTTGACAATAAAGCCGTATTTGCAGAAGCAAACGTGCCAGCAGAACTTATTGCTAAACATACAAAAACCACCGCAGTAATCACACTTAAAGTAACTTCTAAATAAGGAGTAGGAAATGTTGCAATCAGAAAAAGATGCAGAACGGTATTACCAGGCGCAAGCCAAGTTTGAACAGCGCCAGCGCATGATTGATAAGGGCTGGGGCGACAAAGAGGAATACAACAAAGTTGTTGCGCTTCAGAAAAGAAAAAGTACCCTTAAATCACTAAAGGAATGTTTACTTGGCGGCCTTTTGGGTGGCGCAATTGCGGTTGTAGTTGTTTACGTTTACGGTCTAAGAATAGGGGTGTACCATTTATGAAAGCGGCTAATGAAGTATTTGAAACCTGGTATTCCGCAAACTTTGTGGAAGAAAAAGGGGACGATGACATAAAAGCATTATTTAGGGAAGCTTTTGAAGCTGGCATGGTTTCAGGAATTTATTTTGTAGAAACCAATCTAACTACATTTGCAGAAAAACTAACCGCTGACTATGAAGGATTTCATGATGAATGAACATATTTGGACTGCCGCCGGAACCGATATTACAATCCGCTGGCGTTTAACTGGCTGGGTTCCGCCATCTGAACTGCAAGAATACAAAGATAAATGGAAGTATTACCAAAATCTTCCATTACGCAGTCTAGATGATGCGGCTAAAGAACAATACGAACACGTACTACGTAGGGCTAAAGTAGCCCGTATTCGTTAGTATTTACGCATATTAGGCAATGGGGCATCCTTTTGGGATTTCCCATGTGCCTTAGATGCTGGCAATTCTTCGTGTTTTTTAAGTTTATCTTCTAAACGATGTAATTCGTTTTCAGTTGATTTTTCGTGTTCACGCAGAACAATGTAATGTTCTTTTGGTGATTTACCAACTTTGCCTTTTACGGTGAAATTTGTAGCCATGTTATGCCCCTAATATTTTCAATGCGTTGTTAATTTTACCAATTCTGTCATCCAAACCCAAGGTACCGCCGTTAATTCTTTTAGTCATTTCGGTGTAATCTTTAGAATCAGCCAGGGCATTTAACCCTTTTTTGTTCCAAAACCATCCCGCTGACATAACAGCCCATTCTGGCTGTATTAACAATTCAGGGCTGGTCAGTAAGTCTTGTTTAATAGCTGAACCGCAGAACGCATAATTATCCTTGCCAGTAAGCTGTATTAAGCCCCTACCGTGGTATTTCCAACCATCTTCATAATCGGTATTGCCCATGCGCCCGGCATAGACCTTATTAGCTATTTTTTCGGGGTTGTTCGCATACTGTTCAGCCATGTTTCTATCAGGAAATCTACTGGGCCAAACACGCATAAGTCCATCAGCGGAGTAATGAAGGTTTTCTTCCAATACTCTAAAATTATTAGATTCATGTTGGCATTGCCCTATAAAAGCCGCTTGTCTTTCTGGGGTACTAATATCGTACTTATCAAACGTATTTTGTAACGGTTCTAACCATTTCTGGTCAAGACCTAAAGCAACTAATTGGTCATTGTTCATTTAATACTCATTTGTTCAGTAATCCACTTTTGTAGTGTTACTGTTTGTAAGGTTGTTGCGGCGCAGT